GTAATTGCTGCCGCACGTAAGACAGTTCGCTCCATAAAACATGGAGAGATCGTCCAGGTGCTTTCTAAAGCGTGGTTGGCTTCTCAATACGGATGGCGTCCCCTGCTACAGGATGTTTACGGTTTGTTGACATTTACTACCAACAGATTCGTAAACGGTTATACCTTTAAAGCAGGCAAGAAGTCGTTCGTAGAAACCAATAACACGTTGCACCCCCCTACGTATCCTCACATCAGTGAGATATATACGGGTAAGGGATTCAACGCCGTTTACTTCTCAATCACGGCGACGATGTCAAACCAGGAAGCTTTTGACCGTGCCGCCATCACGAGCCTTGACCCAGCATCGATTATGTGGGAGTTAGTCCCCTATTCGTTTGTTGTCGATTGGTTTTACGATGTCGGTGGATACCTGGCTTTGCAAGAAGCTGCACTGGGGAATGGCATGCAATTCGCATATGGCCATGAGACCCGCCTCTCTTACTGGAAATCCAAGAAAGTAGAGGTTGGTGCAGGCATTACCGGAAACGGTACTGCTGTTTCTCCTTTGCGTCTGACCTCGAGCGATTTATCTTCGAGACGGACTCAGGTGTCTAAGAGTCGAATTGCGTTAACGGGTTTCCCCCGTCCGCGCAGTCCTACCCTTAAGGTCGACTTAGGTGCCTCACGCGTATTGAGCGCAGGAGCCCTTTTAGCTACTTTGCTTGCGCCCTCAAAGCGCCGGTAGAGTGGGGTTATAACCTTATCCTATGGAAAGAACGAATGCCTGCATTCGCAAACATTGTCCTCACGGACGCGGCCGGGACCCCGGTCAATCATACGTTCAACCCCGTCAAGATCGAGAACGGCGTGGCGATCCATCAAGACGTGTCGTTAGGCGTCGGTATTGGATTCTGGACCTTCGGACTTTCTATCCGCTCTCCAAAGAGCCCCGGAAACGGAGCTGTTTCGGCTGCGGGTAGCCGAGTGTACAGAGTCCTTATGACGCTCGACAAGCCTACGTTGGAGACTTTGGGCACAAACGATGCTGGTTATACTCCGCCAGCTACCGTTGCCTACGTCTGCCGCGCCAAGGTCGAGTTTATCTTTCCGGAACGCTGCAATTTGCAGGACCGGAAGGACGTTCGCGCCATGGTTTACGACGCGATAAACGAGGCCTACGTGAAGAACGTGGTGGAAGATCTCCAGGCAATCTACTAAGCGAGTTTAAATGAACCAGCGCAATAAGACGCAGCCCCTAGGGGCGGACGTGTTGCTTCTGGGTCAGGGGGATCAGAGATGAACCCCCCTCGCTTGGAAGATGAAGAGTGTTTATACTGGTCAGAAGACCCGTATATCACTCACCTGCTTCGGTACATCCGTACCGGAGTTGAGGATAGCCCTGAGACCGAAATTCAGTTGAGTTTCGATTTCTAGGTCGTTAAATTCCTTATGGAGATAGACAATGAGTTATCACAACTTGTCATGCAAATACTTCGAAGCCGTTGGTCGTTTAACTGAAATCCGTGATGGATGGCAGTTAAACCCCGATTTTGGCAACTTTGTTGCTACGGTGGACTCCATGCTTAAAACTTATTCTTGTGAGCCGGCACGTAGGCCGCACCTTAACTGGAGCGGTTTGGTGAAGGTTTGCAGGATTCTTCAGCACCTTGAAGAAAGGTTAGTTGAAGGAGTTGTGGATGCTGATATTCCATCAGAGCTTAATATGCTTTGGTGGATGCTAGCTGACTCCATAGCTTGGAGCAACGAGGGGCTGCTTCTCTCCTCAATTTACGACTTGCAGTCAATCTTTTTTACCTCTGGTGTGGAAATCTCTTTATTGAGCGTCCATGCCAGAGCTGATTGGTTGGTGAGTCGGCTTGAGGTATTGGGTGTAGTTCAGCTTCGGTTGAACCTATCCAAGAAACAAGAAAACGCAGAAACTGGTTGTTAGTATATGCGCTTCCAATCACCTGTTAGTTCTCACGACAGAGTGACAGAGGTGTTTTATAACCTCTGCGCTTCTTTCAACACTCCTCGATCGTTGGCCTGTTGGTTACTCTTCAGCTCTGGTGAGCACAAGCAACTTTGCTCACTAACTGTAGAGCCTGACAGATACCTAGATTCGTGGTCCTTCTTTTGTGATTACCAGGTAACAAAGTACCTTAGTAAATTTAAGGGCTTGAAGACCGGAATCGACACAAAGGAGGTAGCGCTTCAGAAGTTTAACGACTCTGAGGCTTCTTGTAAGTTGACCAACACAAGGTTGCGTGAAGCGAGGCTTCGCGGATTCTCTCCGCGCGTTGCGAGCGTTTTATTTAGCGCTCAACGTAAAATAGCTTCTCTTCTAAGCGCACCCGGCCAGTCTAACTGGTCTTGGTATGACTTATTCGAAGGATGTAGGTGGGGACCAGGTGTCACCTTCTCCCTTAAAGGGGAAGATGCTACCCTGGATCGCAAAATCGGCGAAATGCCAATTAGCGTCACACGGTCTGCCCTGCCATACTTGAAGGCTGTCATAGAAGCTGACCCCCATTGGGGTGAGGCATTATGTGATAGTCAGATAGATGGTCCTTATACTCTGTTGAAGCAATGCTTCAATGTGGTTGAGGGATGTAGGGTAACGACCGTGGATAAGGATGCGAAAACCGATCGTACAATCGCGATCGAGCCGACTGG